AAAGTCAACAAATGCTGTTGAAGCTGTTGCACTAGTCGCTGTTAAGCCAATGGTTGGACTTGTTAAAGTTATACCACCCGCTGCGTATGTTCCTGAATTACCTACTTCGTTTGTTGCGGAATAGGCTGTTGTGTTTCCATTTAAAGTTACAGAGTTTGTGTACAGAGCGAGATTGATTGTATCGTTATCAATGTCATGATCGCCTGCTAACAGTTCTTTTTTAAATGAAGCACAGACTGCTTGATTTATTGTCATTTTTAGTTACTCCCTTATGGTGTTAGCGATTTCATCGGAATTCGTAACACACCATTTTGATACTCATCCCTACGTTTACGACCCATTTGCTCTTGTGCATAATCTTGCAGAGCTGTTTGGTACTTAGTTTCATATAATTGCATATCCTGTGGGTTTTTCAAGTAAGAAAAAGCTTCTGATAAAGTTCCAAATAATAAAACTTCAGGAGCGTTATTAGATAAAAATGTTGTAGTGGTAGTTGTTCCTGAACCATTTCCTAATCTTTGTGGAGTCTCATCGTACCACATCTCCACTGTGTAAGCTGTGTTTGGAGTAGGCGCTACAACTAAAGTAGTTGCATCCCAATTTCCCCAATACTTTGGCTTTCCTGTAAAATTCGTATCTGTTGTAGATCTTTCAGGAGAATATTCATCCATAAAAGTGGCATCTCTTTGTTGAAGCCAAGTTCTAGTTCCGTCAGTTTCTACCAACTGTAATCCTCTAGCAAATCTAAATCCACCTTCAGGTCCTGAAACATCTAAAAAAGCGTTGTTTGCTTCAAAGGTTGTAGTTGCATATCTTCTTTGATCGTCACTATCTAATTGTCTAGCAACTTTATTTTCTGTGTTTGTTATAAAAACATTAACAACAGAGTTAGATAATACATCACTTGTCACCTCTGTGTAGTTTCTTACATTGTCTAAAAGTTCAGAATAATTCATGATATTACCACTGCTACCTTACCAACACTTGAACCGATAATCAATGACCTACTTTCATTAGATGGTTGCATTCCATTAGAAGTAAATGAACTGTCTCCTGATCCTCCTACAAAAACAGTAACAGGTTCTTGTCTAGCTGGTCTAGCCCAAGGCAACGCCTGAGCATCAGCACTATGATAAGAAGGGTCTAATTGTGGATGTTTAATTTCAAAACATTCAGGACAAGTTTTTAAACCATTCCATTCTTGTCTCAATTGATGAAAATTATATTGTTGACCACATCTATCACAAAGGGCTATGGCATACTTACCTGTTGCAAAGGTAGCCATGTTATGAACCGTTTATAAAATAGTTTTGAGGAACAATGTGAACGGAAGCTCTTTGACCGTCTTCTGTCAGAGCTCTTTGTAATTCATCTTCATAATAAAGTTTTAAAGATTGAGTCATTTGAGGATTTTTCTTTTGTGACAAATAAAAAGCCAATCCTGATACCATGCAAGGAAGAAATCTAAAAGGAGCATCAGGAGTATTTGTGTAAGCTCCTGCATCTTGTATTCTTCCTATGTAATTATAGTTTATTTGAGTATCTGTTGTGTTTGGAGTTTGATATAAGTTTATTTGAACATTTGAAAGATTTCTATCCACATAATATTGAGTAGGCTGTCCTTGAGAAAATTTATTAGGTAAAGCCTGATACTCTGATCGTGATATCTTAGTCATAGTAGTATCAGTTGTTGTACCACTTGATACTTGTCTAAAAGTCATTTCTAAAACATCACTTGCATCACTTGGAGCAGTATATGTAGTTGTGCCTGCTGTTAAATTAGCAGTTTCATTTTCTACTTTCCATAAATGAACACCTCTGTTCATCCACTCTTGAAATAGTATATTTAAACTACGTCTAGCTGACTTTAAATCATATCCTGATCTAGTTTCTAAACCACATCTTTCATATGCGTCTTCTATAACATCGTCTATATCTAAATTAAAAGTAGTTGTACCAGAGGTAGTCATTTTACTTCTTCATCATTCCGCCACCACGCTTTTTGGCAACTTGCTTTTTCTTAGCAGTTCCACCACCACGCTTTTTAACTACAGATTTTTTCTTAGCTGGACCACCATCCATCATGCCCATAGCCATTGCTTTTCTAGGTGATACTTTTCCACCCATATTCATTTTCTGCATCATGCCACCACCACGTTTTTTAGCTACTTGCTTTTTCTTGGCCATGCCACCTTTTTTCATTACTTGTTTCTTTTTTGTCATCATGACTTTACTCCTTTTTTAAAAAGTTTTTCGTACGTATTTTGCCTTTCAGCTACTACTTCTTCGTAGTAATCTTTAGGCCATTTCTTATAATAACCTATCTTGTGTAGTTTGCAACTTGCTTCATACAACTGTTTAAATTTTTGTATTAGCATCATGGAATAAGCTATATTTCCATGTTCTACAGGTTCCTCTGTTGGATCTACTAAAAACTCTTGTTCATTAGGATCTGCTGGAGTTTCAGGATGAAAGCCCATAAAATATACATCTTTTCTGTTGTAGGTTTTATTGTAAAAATCTATTTTTTCTTGAAATTTTTCAGGACCATATTGTTCAAAAAAAGGATCACAGTAAATAATAATATCATGTTGTTTTTTATTCCAAGATTTTAAAACAGTAGTTAGTTGCTTTTCGTATTTAGATTTGTCCATACGAACTTCAATTCTAAGCTTATTATCTCTTCTCCATTTAGCTGCAAATGGACAGGCTGGAAATCCAAGATGTTTGTTCATTGGCTCCAAGACAGTCTTAGACCAATTAATTACATCAAGCTTTATTTCTTCAGCTTTTCTTTTTCTTGACAATTGTTTTTACCATTGTGGGTTTTCCACCTGGGTTGCCAGCTTTTTGTTTTCTACTGACAGCAGATCTTTTTTGACCTTTACTCATCGCTCTTGCTTTCGCTGCAGGGACACACTTAGGATAGTTTTTTCTTTTTTCTCCACCACTTCTACCACATTTAGGATAAGAACCATCAGATTTTTTATTGGCTATATCTACCCAATTTTCTTTTACCCAAGATCTAAGTCCTTTTTTTGCCATGTTGTTTCCTTATACTATTTTTACCACTTTTGAATATAGAAGCCACTTTATTTTTACCCATTACTTTAGCTCTTTGTTCACCGACAGTAAGGATTTGAATTTTTCTCGCAAAAGGTTTTTTAACTTTTCGCACTTTTGAAACTGTTTTTCTCGCATCAGTTGGAGTAGCAAATTTAATACGAACAGTGTCTTTTGGATTTTCATCTGTGTAAAGTCTTCTACCAGATCCTTTAGGTTTTTTACCTGTTCCTTTTTTAGGATCTTTTTTTTCCACGTTGTTTAATAACTCCACTTAAAGTTTTAGCTTGTTTTGCATGAAGCTTGGAAGCTTTCTTCAATCCTTTTATAACTTTACTAATTTTTCTTTTAGCTTGTTTCATTACGCTCTCTTAGTGACTTTTCTTCTGTTCTCCATGACACCGCCACATCCTTTTGCAACGCCACCTTGACCAAAACTAGACACCATTTTTCTATCTTGAGAAATTTTATTAATCATTCCTCCATCAGCTTTTTTCTTTGGTTTCTTTTTACCACCTGGAGTTACTTTTCCACTACACACAGCGCCTGCATACATATTAGCATACGCGCTAGGGTAGACTTTGAATTTCCGCTTAGCTGCAGCTTTTCCTTTTGCACAAAGTTTAGCCATTTACGATTACCTTTTCTTCCTTTTTCATATCATGTTCACATATTGCGCATTCACACATGCAAGTTGTTCCACAATGACAAATACAATCACATTTAATACATTTTTCCATCATTGACTCACATTTAAGGCAAAGAGTATCACACCCCTCACACATTTTACTTTACTCTACCACCTTTTTTCATATAACCCATCTTATTTCTTACCTTAGTCGGTAATTTTGCAAGACCTGGATTTTTCTTTTTATCGACTGGTTTTAATCTTTTTTTCTTCATTTTTTTCGTACCTCCTGTAGATACTTCTTGTTTCATTTGAGCTCGTGATATGGCCATTAAAACTCCACAGTTTTAATTAAAAACTCTTCTATCCACATGACTCGGTCATCCATTTGAAGAATCTTTTCTTTAATTACTGCAATATCCTGTTGCATTTTTGAAACACTATCTGCTTTTTTCTCAACAGCATTAAGACGCTCTGACCACATGCCCCATGTCATGGCTAATGTCACCAATAGCACTAAATAAGGTAGAACTGTTTTTAATTCTATCTTAAACGACATTGGCAATCCTGATCTGTTTTACAATTACACATGACATACTCCTCATTTCGATTTAGCGGACATTCCACTTAAAGGGTTATTTAAAGCCTTATCTATCTTCAAGTCAAGACTTTCTTCTAGTAATTTCATTTCATTAAGAAGCTCTCTAGCATCTTCTTTTTGTCTATCTTCCGTGTCATTCACAATGGTGGTTACGTGACGGACATCATTTTCCATATTGCGTAAATCCGTTTTAAGGTCGTCTTTAAGTTCCCGACTAACCTGACTTATTAGATCTATTTCACCTAATATAATTTCTAGCTCGCTTTTCAAAGCATCTAACTGTTGTGATACTAACTCTATTTTTGCTTCTGTTTGTGTTTCTACAAGGGCAATCTTCTTATCAAACCCGCTAAGGTCCGGTGCCGTATAGGCCTCGATCTGAGCTGACATATCTTGAAATTTTTTGAAAGCCTCAAAACCACCATACAAAACACCCACAGCACTACTCAATGCTAGGATGACTGCCATCATGCGTCCACCTTTAAAAGAAACGCCGCCTACTGAGACTTCTGCCACTGTGAGTTCACCATATCATTCATTGTTTGATCTTGAGCCATGTTAAACAACATACCATACTGATCATCTATTGTCTTGTTTAAATACTCCGTAACATTTGTGTCTTGAATATATGATTGTGTATCGAAGAATGTTTTTGTATTGCCAAGTATTTGCATAACAATCAATGTTTTAGTTTGAGCAGCGTCATCGTATCTAGCTTTATCGTCTATCTTTTTAACAATTTTTGTAGCTGCTTTTTCTTTATCTGATACTTTAGGTTCCGATGCTTTCTCTTCTTCTACCTTTTCTTCTTGATCTTCTTCTTTTTGTGGTGTTTGCGGTTCTTCTGGTTCTGGTTCCTGTGGTTCTTCTTGAGATTCTTCGATAACCTCTTCTTCAGGCTCTGGCTCAACTATCTCTAATTCTTCTATTTCCATTTCAATTTCAAGTTCAATCTCCATTTCAACTTCTACAACTTCTGTTTCGATTTCAGGTAGATCAAGCTCAAACTCTTGTATTTCAAGTTCAACACTTGCATAAGTAACTTCTTCAACCTCAGGCTCTATCGAAGTAAATTCTATTTCTCCATCATCCATATTTACATCATTATATTCAAAAACTTCTTCGACAAAGTCTAATTCAACAGGATTAAAAATGTTTAAATAATATATTTCTTCGATTGTGGTAATTTGTTGAGTTATGATTGTATTGATTACATTATAAAAAACATCAACTGTAACGTCATCAAACAAAGGACCGATAGCAAGATTGATATCTCTACCACCTACTTCAATAACTATTTTATTTAATACACCAGCGAAATCGAAAGACCCGTTATAAGATTGATAGCCGGTTGATACTCCAGATTCAGACAGGATGTCAGTACCTGAAAAGACCTGATTAGTTCCGTTAAGTCCTGTAATGTGCATGTATATTCTATCTTGATCATCTTGTTTATCTACTTCGATTGTGTACCTAACTTGGCCACCCTTATCTATTTGTAAATCAGATATGTCAACCGTATTTATAAATGTTGTACCCATACCATCAACTCCCATATTAGAAGTTGAATTACCACTACCTGTAATCTGTGCACATTTATCTGAACCTAATCCATAACAAGCATTACCTGTTGGCATTGATGCAGGGCCTTGCCCACCCCAGTCTGTGTTCATATTCGAATCTTTATTTGAGGGCACATAACCTAAGGAACTATCTAAAATATTACCTGAGTTTTCGTTTGTTATAGTTTCAGTGGTTGTTGTGACAGTGGTTGTTGTCGTTGTAATAATTTCTGTGCCTAAGTCTTCTTCTGTAACATCAATTTCTGTTTCTTCTGTAATTGTGACACCAGGAATACAGAGTCCTGCCTCATCAATTAAGCAATCTGCTTTAGAATAAGAGGAGACCAGTAGTAATAAGGAACAAAGTCTTATAAAGTGCAATATGACCGACATCACTTAACTCTCCCTCTACAGGTCTTGCAGCCTGTGTATATTCAGTTTTGTATTTACTTCCGTCTGGAATTTCTGATGGATTGTTTTCCCAGTAAGAGGCTGCCTCGGCACCGATCAAACCTCGTACAGGGCACGGGGTTCCGGCATCGGTCATTGCAGACCAGACACGTGGATCTTGACAAAGAATAGATACGGCTGCAACTTTCATGCCGTAGCCATACATAGACCTACTTAATTTTAATTTTTGACACAGTTCATCATCTACTAAAATTCCTGTAGCAACTCCTAAAACATTATTTTGCACACTTCCGCCAATACCAACTTTACAAATATCACTATTTGAATTGGCAATAACAGGTGCGTTTGCTGTTGGAGGCGTATTGTTTACTACCGTACTCGACACGGTATTGGTCTCAGCGTAAAAATTTTTTGAGAATAAAAATAAAATTAAAAAGAAATATTTAATCATTTGAAAACACCTCTATCTGGTTTGTAGTAAGTATTAGGATCAATTTCTTGTGGAAGTAAAACATCAGTTCCCCAACTTGTAACACAATAAACTAAATATTTAGGATGATATTCTAGTATTGTATATGTTCTAGTATTAAGATTTAAATAGTAAGCTGATACTAGCATTTCAGGATCTTCTCTGTAAGTATCATTAGGTCCTTTTACTTTTGTAAATTGAACAGCACTCCACATAAGTTTTTCTTCTTTTTCTGCTATCAATGAAAATGTTTCTTCATGACTAGCACACATAATTGGTTTTTCATTCCATGCTGCTGACCATGAACTTTGCATAGATAAATACATAAACACCAAAGATAAAAATGCACAGAAAAGATAGAAATATCCTTTTAACATTAATCTACTTTACTCATGGATCTTATGAATTCAACACCTTCAATCGTTTCTACTTGTGCTTCCACTTTAGTACAAGATATCTGCACTGAATCAGACATGTTTCTTTGCATAATTCTTTTCTTTTCGAGACAGTCTTTAACACCGTTAGTGATCGTATGTTCAATCATCGTTCCTTGTGAAAATAACAATAATGCTATGACAACTTTAGTGACCATTTGCTGCCCTTATTTTATCTTTTAGTTCTTCAATATCTTCAAGTGCTTTTTCCATATCAGTTTGTAATCTTTGTATGTTAACTTTGTTATGTGCCATATTTTCTAAATCTTCTGACATACCTTCAACTTGCCCAGATACAAACTCTAAAAGCATGAACTGTTCTTGGTCAATAGGTGTTTGAACTGCATTTTTAACGAGATCAGACTCAAATAGAGTTGCTCTAGTTTCTATATTATTTAGTCTTTCAATAATACCAAAGTAGGCCCATACTGCTGTGGCAGTCACGGCTAATAAACCTAATAAATTTTTTAAGGGTAATCCTATTTCAGTTTTTTCTGAAATACTTGGCATTTAACATCTCCATCTTTTTCTAGCTTGTCTTAATCTAGAATTTGGATCTTTAGCTGCTTTAGGAAATTTTTTCATTTGTCCTGCACTTCTAGCACAGAACGACTTTCTTCTTTTAGCGTCTTTACTACCAGGTTTAACTTTACCTGTAACTGCTGTTTTTAATTTAGAACCGGGATTATCTGCTCGGTATTTTTTAACACCCGCTTTAGTCATCCCCGCCCCACTTTTTGTGGAGCGGAAATACTTTTTAGTTTTAGGCGGCTGTTTGTCTGCCATTATCCGAAGATGCAAGTCAGCGAAGTTACATTAGTTAATGTGGCATGAATATTGTTTTGAAATCTCATACCTGTATCACCAATGTAAGTTTCGATCACTGCTGTAGCGGACCCTGGAGTATCAAGATCTAGCAAAGTTGCTCCAGTGCTAGAGTCTTTTAGAACAATACTTCCTGCAGATCCCGCACAAACAGCATGAATAGCTATTAGTCTTGCAGGGCCACTAGAAACATTTCCTGTAGCAGTCACTTTAGCCGATCTATAGTTAATCATGATTTACTCCTTACGCAGGTACGTCGCCTGCAAGTGCTATTGAATTATTTTGTAAATATTTCACAGTTACTGTTGCAGCACCTGTTGTTGCATCACCACTAGCACCTGTAAAATCAGCTACCACTTGAATATCGGTTGTGCCAACATTGTCAGCTTCCGTGTCAAGAGTACCATAAGTAGTACCTAATGCTTTAGCGTTTGCAGCATCAATAAAAGCATTGGCATCAGCTATTGTTCCTACTGAAACAGTTGCAGCACCAGAGTCATTATTTACTACCGTTACATTCAATACTACATCAGTGATTTGTGAGTTTGCAGGAATTGTTGCTATCACTTGGTTTAAGTGAGAAGCTCCAATAACATCAACAATCGCTGATTGTGCCATTACAACAAAGCCTGTGTTCTTGACATCTGAGCCAAGAGTAACTCCTGTTGTGTCTTTAATTGTTCCGGCCTTTACTGGTCCAGAAAATGTAGTTGTTCCCATGTCTATCTCCTTTTGTTAATAGTCCCCGAAGGGTCATAGGGTTAATAAAGTTTTATTTTGACATAAAAAAAGGGCGCAGTCAAAGACATACGCCCCTTTAGATATTAATTATTTATTATGCGCCTGAAGTACCGAAAATACCTCTAGGATCTGAGAAACCAAATGAGTATCTCTCTCTAGCTTTGTATCTTACGTTACCTGTGTCAAAGTCACCTTCCATATTTGTGGAAAGAGCAGTTCTTGTGAAATGCTTTAGACCATTAGGTGCATCAGTTTTAATGTAGAATGCGTTCACGTCAGTTAAGAAGTGGTTTACTACGTAACCTTCAGGAATCATTCCCATATTTCTGATTGCATTGACATCATTGTCAGCAGTACCTGGTCTTAATGCAGATGACAGTAATCTGTCAGCAGTAAACTGTAATTCTTTTGGAATAATCAGTTTTCTACCTTGTGTTGCAATTTTAAGACCACGCTCATCC